AGCATACATGTTAAATAAGTCAGCGGGCAGTATAGTATCTCTTGGTACTAATTCTACATCTTTTCTTACTTTATGTAAACCTTCGATTTTTGCATCAGCATCATAATTATTGTACGATGCTTCAGTGTCGTTAAAGTCGTGCTCATACCATTCCTCACCAAGAAACTCATAAACATGCTTCATAACTTCTTTTGGAAACTGTGCTAGTACATCATATTCTATGAACATAATATTATCTTTTTCTTCACAGACAGCAGCCTGCTTTACAAAGTCCAAAGGACCTTTGACACGAGCGTTCTTATCTGGATATTGACCCATTAGCATATGACAGCGCTCATACACAGATGGCCAATCAATATGATCATAGAGGGGTTTAATTTGTAATGGATTCTTTCTGTGAAGTCTCTCAAATGAATCTAGGATCCATGGGATACTACGAATAGTAATAATCATACGAAAGTCTGGATATAGCTGTTTAAGAAAATGAGTATCAGCAGCCCAACCACGTCCCGTATTGAAACAAACCTCAGTGTCATCTTTGTAGAAAGCATCAAAGTCAGCTCTCATGAGATCATACAACCTCTTATCTGGTACTACATCCTTCATCCCCACATTTGCGTTGACTGCATTAATTTTACTCTTTACAAAGTCAGACAGTGGATCAGAAATCCCTGCTGTGAAGCGAGGATTTTGATTAAGTATGGTAGATAAAAGTGTAGAACCAGATCGAGGTAACCCGGAAATAAAATTATATTTTTTAGTACTGCTCATAGGATTTTTCTTCTACTAGATCAGATCCAACCTTTAGATTAATTTGTTTTTTGACTTCTGATCTTCTATCATTGGTTATATAGACTGATCTTGCTAATTCAATAAACCCTTCATCAAACTGTTTAGATCTTTCTTTCTCACGGATATCATCTTCAATATCCCATAGTTTACGATTAATATCTTCAAGTTCAACAAATTCAAACAATATATCAGGAATCTCTAGTTTTGAGAATATTGTTATCAATTGATTCAATTCATTATTAATATTAATAAGTTTTTGTTTATCTTTAATCCTACGACTCTTAATTCGTAAGATAGTAATCTTATCTACTAATTCACCAACACTAACTGGGGTCTCCACTATCATTTATGTGCCAATCTAATATCTTCATCTTTGACTTTTTTGCCGTGCACTTTATCAATATATGTGTTTAGAACATCATTGGCATCTACCATAATATTTCTAGGATCTGAAATGTCCATTTTATAATACGTATTATATTTTCTTTTATCATGGAATGACATGTTATAGTTTTGCATATAACCAAATTGAGTCCAACGAGTGTTACCCCAGATTACAACTCCTGGTGTTCCAACTGATGCAGCAAAGTGTTGTAGACAAGAATCAATTCCAATGAATCCTTTTGCTTTCTTTAGTAGTTCGTGAAGAACAGTAAAAGACATTGCACATTTAATAGCACCATTATAACCTGGTTCATTTGGCATACTTGCATCGATAATAGTGTGATTTGGATAACGCTCTTTTAGAGCATTGACAATCCCTTGTGCAAAGTAAGGATGATAGTTACGTCCTGCATTAGAGCTAACATACTGATTGTTTTGATTCCAACCAATTGGCGTCTGACCTCCAGTAAATTGAATCATGATATAATTATCGCCAATATTATTATCAGTTAGCCATTTAATTGTATCTGCCTTTGCCCAATCAGTATACATCTTTGGCCGCATTGAAGGATCATATTCCACCCCATGCAGCTTGCAATATGCTTGAACCAAATGCCAATCACCCTTAACAAAATTACTTTTGTAAGGCTCACTATAATGAATATTATCTGATTCGAGAATTCTAGGATCATCCATAGGAATGGATGATTCATCGTAACACATCTTGACAAGAGGATTGTCTCTAAACACGTCAATATAAGGTGTTACAATTTGTACTGGACCACCAGCTCTTTCAGCAAGTTTTGGTAAAAGCGATGTGAACATAACACATTTACCAATACCACCTTCAACCACATAAGTATCTAAAGACATAATATCTCCATAAAAAAATCATTATCTGTATTATATATTATAGTTATAAATAAGTAAACCCCTACATACGTTCATTAGTTCTATTCCCGATAATCAATACTATTTTTATCGCAAAGCGAACGTAAACGATATATTTCGTCCGCAGCCGAAACATAAAGCTCAGAATACTTATTTTCTCTGCCACCTAGAAAAGAAGCAGCTTTCTCAAGTCGCGCGGCAATGTCTTCCTGTGAAGCAAAGACTTTTTGGGTTTCCCATGGGAAAGGCCAATCTTTTCCACTATACTGGCTCATCACAAATCCTTATCTGCAGGAATTGTAGCGTCCATTTGTTTTTCCAGTTCTCTAAACAACTTGTAAATTCCCAAAGTTGTACGTTTTCTCACTTTATTATAGTTGGGATTTTTAGTTGCTTGATCCCTAATATGTTGTAAGACTTTTTCTTGAGCTAAATCCAAGGTCTTGTATTCACCTCTTAAAAAAAGAGCTGAGTAACAAGCAACGCCCATTAGCAAATCTTGATCCCATTTTGACAACTCCATTCCCGATAGTTCGTTCCAATCTCTCTCAAATATTCTGCCAATTTCTTGAAAAAGATTGACTGCGTTTGTTTTTGTAAGCTGCATTATAAATCCTTTCAAATAGGTGTGGTTTGATTTCTCACAATCTTGCGTAAATTTTCATCTACCTCAATGTGACTTACTTTTTTTATCCGTAACCTTGGAATATGTTTTAATTCCTCGTGTAGTGCAAATTCATCCATATCGCCTGTGTAAAAAACAACAGCACTAAATTCTACTTGCCTACAAAGTGATATAGATGCGCCATAATGTGCCGCAATTTTTTCAACTTCTTCCGGGTAAACACGAACGTTATCTTGTTTAAACATATTTCTTTCACGGCCTTTTAAATGGAAATCCCAGACGTTTTTCCCTTCAACTAAATCTTCGCTATCCCACCATTCGCCTTGACTGTCCCATTTACACATAAGCGTTTGCCGTTTAGAGAACTTTATGCTGACGCCATCAGGAATTTTATGACGTGAATAATGATTCTCTCCCATGCTGTAGAGAACAGGAGGTGGGACTTCAGTTGAGCCGTAAACATTATAAACCCTGCCAACACCCCTTTGCCGCAAGTCCATAAGCATTCCATTTGCAGTGAAATCCCCGCCAACAGAAATCATTTCGAAAGAAGACATATCTAAATCATGCCATGACTTCATCTTTGATAAGACCCGCCACATATTTGGCGGCATAACCATGAATGTGGGTCTAACCTTATGAATATAATCACTGAATGTAAATGGATTAAACTTTTCGTGAAGAACCTCACAACCTATAATCCTCTGGACATTATCCATCATTACCGCAGTTCCAATACTCATAGGTGCCATGTAATTCAATAATTTTGATTTTTTATTTAAATTATATAAATTGATATTAGCCTGAGAAACTTCGTCCAAAAATTCTTGAGTGTGTTTTACTTGCTTTGGAAATCCTGTTGTTCCACTAGTCGTAAAGGTGTGGATTGAGTTCTTGATATATTGTCTCATTAAAATACATAGTCCATCTGCCTACATTGTCCTGTTCAGTATCTTCTGTTGTCATCCAAAGATTAATCCTTTGTGGAATAAGCTGCAACATTGCCCAATGCGGAGTTTGCTCATTATTATCATCAAGCTTCTTTACATCGGCACTTATTCTATTTGTTTGCAATGTTTTGCAATATTCGACGTGTTCTAGCCAAAATTCCCTTGAAAATGTCCAAGTTCGACTACCTTCGTATGATCTATAAAACCCAGCGCCTTGATGGTATCTATCACCAAAAACCCCTGCAACGCCATACATTACCAATTGATCGCCGCGCCATGCCTGATGGAATTTGTATTCCTCTTGCTCAGCCATAGTACGAATTGTGCTATCCCAATAATTTTTTAAAGTTTCTAAATCATTAGATCCTTCTTTAAACATTACCGCTTCAGACATAGCCTTCTGACTATCTGATAATACATACATCATTTTTTCAGCGTCATATTCATCTTCACATCTGAATTCATACATTTTAATAAAATCTCCTTAATGTATTAAGTTCTAGTCCAAGAGCCTTTTTGTTGCTATTGATACACACCTTCCGAAAAGTTGTTTGAGAAGAATTATACGGTGTTGTTGCGTGAATAACCCAACCAGAACTGCCCCATCCACCATCAAGCAAAGTATAAGCATCTTGAGCGCTATAGCTTTGATTGGTTCCAGTAACACCGGTCCATGCTATAACCCAACAACCACCGTAAACGTCAATATCGCGTATCGAGCCATAATCTGAACTTGCTGCCCTACCAAAAACATCACCGACCATATCAGTAGTTATGTTCGTCCAACTTGTACCTTTGTTAGAAGCTGTCGTTTTCCACAACTCAAATCGCTGTTCCATGCTATTATTTGTAACAGATATAATAAGATAATAATCATCATTTGCTTGATCTATCGCGGAAGCGTGGCCTAAGCCATCAATGTACGGAGAATGGTTAATTTCAGTGCTGGTATTTCGAGTTCTAATTGTAGTTGACGAATAACTTGACCCACCGTTGGAGGAAGTAAAAGCTAAAATCGGAGTTGTCGAACTACTTGCAGAACTTCCTATAACAAAAAGATCATTTCCTTTTTTCCACATATCTGTGAAACCTAACATATACTGACTATTTGCTGTTGCAGGCATTGAAAAAGTGGTTACATTCGAACTTGTTATTGTGCCACTTGAGGATGAGGTATTTCCGTTCCACTGCCAAGCAACTTGAGGACTATGATTGAAACCAATTATTTGACCTGTTTTATTGCTTTGATCTCTTGCTAAAACATATCTGCCTTGGCCAACATTTTGAGAATTAGGTATTTGAAGAATAACGCCATTATCTTGATAAAGCCACCAATTCATTATAGAAAATTTGCCGGACGTTCGGAAAGTATAAACCCCCCCCGCACTGCCAAAAGTATAGTAATCTCTCTGGGCATTGCCAGCACTAAGTATTGACCCGTAGTCGCCTTGACTTCCATTATAGGTCATCGTGGTTATACCCCAACTAGCACCATCATCTGTTGACACAGCGGACATAGTCGTACTGCTATTGTTGTTAAAAATTACCTGAAAATCACCATTATCATGTGCGTACATAAACTTATATCCACCAACAATCACAGATGTGCTCCCATACGGTATTGATGTGAAGCTTGAAGTGTTTTGTGGAGTGGCGATCGCACTTGCTCCATACCACTCATTAAAGCCCATCTGTGCTGCAGCACCTTTAGAGATCAACCCCCGAATATCTGCATCATTCATACTACATTCGGTGCCAGTAGTACCTCCAGCTTCGACGTGCATCGAATTAAGATCAATCTGACCACTACTTGTAAGAGGCATTCTTTAGCTCCTCAATTTCGGCTTTTAAGTCTTTGATTGCTTCAATAAGAATAGCAATTATACCATTATAATTTACTGTTAAATACTCTTCTTCTGTCTTTAACCCCTTTACGGTAGATACAGCTTCAGGAAGTACCTCTTGTACCTGTTGAGCTATAACACCTGCACTAGCTTGGCCATCGCGTTTCCAATTAAAGGTAACACCGTCTAGTGCCATAACCTTATCTAAGCCAGATACAACTTGAATGTTTTCTTTTAGTCGTTCATCTGAAGAAACAGTTGTTGAATAAGCAAATACGTTTCCATCAGCATGGAAGTCACCGTCAGCCTCAAAACGAAACTCATTAGAACTATTTAAATAAATGTCCATTTGATTGGCTGTTGTAAACGAAATGTAATCACTAGTATCTTTACCAATATTTCCTGTTCCATGGCCAGTTATACTAATACCAGGAATACGTAAGCATGTTATTGAAGAGTTGCCTAAAGTAATTTCGTTGGTTGCAGAAGCAGAACTTGGCTGAGAATTATCACCAATAATAATATTATTATTACCAGTAGTTAACGTTTTACCTGCGCAATAACCAATTAATGTGTTAAGGTAACCAGTAGTATTATCATAACCAGCTCTCCAACCGACCACAGTATTACATGAACCAGTAGTATTTCCATTTAGTGCACTAGCTCCAACTGCAACGTTATATTTACCAATAGTATTATTACACATACCATAATGTCCAACGGCTACGTTTTGATCGCCAGAGGTGTTTAGACGCAAGGCCATACGTCCCATAGCATTATTCATACTACCAACGGTATTGCTTCTTAGAGCGTAATATCCTATAGCAGCATTATTACACCCTGTAGTGTTTAATTGCATTGCAAGGCCGCCGACAGCCACATTACGACACCCTGATGTATTTTTTTCAAGCGCTACAGAACCAACTGCAGTATTATAATCACCATAGTTACCACCAGCAGTAGCACCCATCATTGCTCGGTAGCCAACTGCTGTATTATTTTCAGCGCCATTTTCTAAATACTGCATTGATTGAGCGCCTATTGCAGTATTGTATGCGCCATAAACATTTCCTGAACCAGTACCTGATGCCCATCTTTGTCCTAAAGTTGCGTGACCAACGGCGGTGTTTTGCTGGCCTGTTACCTTCTGCCCTGATGCATAACCTACATGCGTACTACCTTTAGATATGCCAATACCACTTTCTGTTGTAAGGCCCGCACCTGCAAGTGGACCAATTAGAACGTGCTGACTACCTGTCGTTAGTGAACAGCCTGCAAGCGCACCTACAGCTAAATTTGCAGTACCTGTTGTTAATGATTTTAGTGCACTAGCGCCAATTGCTATAATAGAAGTTGGTGTAGTAGCTGAAAATAAAGAACAGAATCCTATAGCAACGTTTTCATTACCATAGGTATTATTATACAATGCATAACTACCGAGCGCAGCATTACAGTTACCTCCACAATTCTGTCTCATTGCGCAGGTGCCAACAGCAGCATTTTGCTGACCACTAACATTGCAATACAGTGCTACTTTACCAACAGCAACATTTTCATAACCACTTATATTCTTACCCAAAGCATGATTTCCAACAGCAACGTTTGAGTTACCAGTAGTATTGAAAGACAATGCATTGAATCCAATGGCAGTATTATCTCCACCAAGTGTGTTGCTGGACATTACACCTTGACCTACAGCAGTGTTTTGATAACCAGTAGTATTACTCGCCATTGCGCTTTTACCAAAAGCGGTATTATTACCTCCAGTGCTAAATCTTAATGCGTAAGTACCAACAGCAGCATTTCCATTAGCTGTAGTGTTGCTAGCTAATGCACAATACCCTACTGCTGTATTACAACCGAACCCTGTCATGTTTGTTAATGCGCACACACCAATAGCAACAGTAAAACATCCTGTAACATTAGTACACAGCGCATTACAACCTATAGCAACGTTCTGATTTGTTGTACCATAATCATTAGCTAGAGCATTAGTACCAAGGCCTAGTGAGGATGCATCAGGTGATTTACCATCGCTCAAACCATCAATAGAAGAAGCACCACCTCCTGCAGCTGCTAGAATCATACCCCCACTAGTAGAATCATATGTCAGTACATGACCATCTGTTGATCCTAGACCAGGAATACGAAGTAGACTGACATTAGAATCACCAAGTGTGATTTCATTAGTAGCTGTCACTGAACTTGGCTGAGCATTATAGCCAAGAACAGTTAAGTTTGATCCAGTAGTAATTGTACAGCCAGAAGAGGCACCAATAGCAGTATTAGTAGTACCAGTAGTATTATTACGAAGGGCACTATTACCAAAAGCAGTGTTATAATCACTGCATGTGTTGTTGAATAAAGCTAGTGAACCAACTGCCGCGTTAAAACGTCCCGTAGTATTACATTTTAGCGCCAGCAAACCAACTGCGGTATTATAAATCCCGGATGTATTACCATAACTAGCACAAGCACCTAGTGCTACGTTATAACAACCACGTGTGTTTTTACACAATGATTGATAGCCAACAGCTACATTAGTATGACCACTAGTATTAAAATACATAGCATCACTACCAACAGCAGTGTTACAGCTAGCAGTAGTATTACATCTCAATGCATAACTACCAACAGCTGTATTGCAACCACCTGTTGTGTTATTCAATAACGATTGGGCACCAACAGCTGTGTTACATCCCCCACTAGTTAATCGACCAGCACATGCACCAATCATTGTGTTATCGTTACCATTACCATACATCTTAGCCTGGAAACCTATTGCAGTATTTCTAACGCTAGATGTATCTCTGAAACTGGCAAGAGAGCCAATCGCAGTGCCATACCTTGTTGTCACAGCGCAAGAGAGAGCCTGGTTGCCTATAGCTGTGTTTTCACAACCAGTAGTTAGAGCCGTCAGAGTACCGTAACCTATGGCTGTGTTCCGGCATCCAGTAGTAACATTTTGTAGAGCTGATTGACCCAATGCAATATTACGATTAGAAGATCCATCATCATTAGCTAGCGCATTAGTACCAAGACCAATTGATGTAGTGTCAGGCGATTTACCATCGCTTAGACCATCAATAGAAGAAGCACCACCACCTCCTGCAGCTGCCAGAACAATACCACCACTAGCAGAATCATACGTAAGCACATGACCATCAGTAGATCCAAGCCCTGGAATACGAAGCAAACTGACATTAGCATTACCTAATGTTATTTCATTAGTAGCGGTAGCTGAGCTTGGCTGAGCGATATAACCAATTGTGGTAACGTTAGACCCTTCAACGCTTTGGCCTGAGAGATATCCAACAGCAGTATTTCCATAACCAGTTGTGTTATTAAATAACGTACTTCCCCCAACACCAACATTGAAATATCCGCCGGTGTTATTACACATTGAATTCATACCAATAGCTACGCTGTTTACGCCAGTAGTATTATTACGAAAACTTCTATAGCCTAAAGTAACATTACCGGCTCCAGTCGTATTTGAAGTTGAAGCACAATGACCAACTGCGACATTTTGATTACCTGATGAATTAAATAAAGCATTAAATCCAACAGCAACAGTAAAGCAAGTGGTTTGCCTTTGTGCATTCGTACCAACAACGGTATTTTCATTGCCATTTGTGCTAGCACAAAGAGCGTTGACTCCAATTGCTGTATTGTTTTGTCCAGTTGTCATAGAGTATAATGCATTTACACCAACTGCAGTATTATTTATTCCTGTTGTATTAAAGTATAGAGAGTTATATCCAACAGCTACATTACAGGTTGCATTAAGGCTGCAACGCATTGCGCTTCCACCCAGCGCTGTATTACATCCGCCTGTAATATTCATCATAGCATATGAGCCAACCGCTACGTTATAGAACGGAACAGAAGACCCAGCGCACATCGCTCCATATCCAATACCAATTTGGTGATCAGCTACTGAGAATGATTTACCCGCGTAAGTACCCACAAATATGTTCTGATCACCGTTAGCAGCTGATAAGTTACATCCAGCTTCAAATCCGACTGTTGTGTTTCCGGCCTGGCCAGTACCAGCGCTAGTTCCTAAAGCTAAGTTTCTTGTTCCAGCAGTAGAAGCATCGCTTAGATCGTTAATGGCAGAAGCTCCACCACCGCCTACTGCAGAGGAGATTGTTGCACTAGTCGTGGCGTCCAAGGCAGTAATGTTCTGCAGTGCGGCGCTGTCATTAATAACTGTGGTACCTTGAACTTTAATTGCCATTGGTTAATCCTTATTGTTTTATTTTATCTAACCATCTCATAAAGTCACCATTCCAACGTTTTGTACCTACGTGTGAAAGTTTTATAGACGGATCAAACCATACTTTTCCACCCAACTTTCTCCACTTCCTACAAAATACAATATCCTCAGATATCAATTCACCTTTTTCATCTACTGTAATATCAAAAACCATTTTAATTGGTTTTGGTTTATGCGATTCTGTATATTCTATACTATCATCTGAAACTGTTTGCAACGCTTTTCTTGTTAATCTCAAAAATCCTGTTGCAATTCCTTCCACTTCTATCAGACCATTTTCCTCAAACTTTAAATTCTGATTTAATGCTTTGACTGGATAGTCTTCAGTATCACCCTTCTTTGGATAGATTCCTCCTACGACATCAACATCATATTCTAATAGCTTGAAGAAATCTTCTGGTGTCCAATCTACATCACAATCAATGAAAACCAAATCATCAACTTGTTGATCTAATGCTAGTTGGACAATATCATTTCGCGCTCTCTGAACCAGAGAATCGTATGACATGTATATACAATATACGTTAATCTCTTTTGTGAGACCTAACTTACAGGTCTCACTTAGAGCCGATGCATGCCATACAGTTATAGTGCCATCGTACGATGGCGCAGCAATCATAACGTTTCTCATGATATAGAATACCCATTAACCTAGAGTATCTAAATCAAAGTCGTTTTCTGCTGATTCTTCTGGTTCTGCTGGTGCGAGATTGAACGCTTCGTAATGAGCATGGAAAACATGATCATCGATAACAGCAGGCATCATTGCAATCAATTCGGCTCTTGTGTAGCCTGTTGCAACTTTTTCTGGTGTTTCGATTTGGACTGATTCTGAGTAATCAGTATCCCATGCTGGTTGTACTGGATCTGCGTCTGCATCTCCTGCATATGCATAGTTGACTTCGATCTCCCAACGGGTTACAAAGTTATCTGATGCACGCTTCGTAGGTACTGCTTTCACGAGCGTTTTAGTGATTGGTGCGTATGTTGCCATCTTCGACTCCTTTAAGGTTACTAGGCATGATATTCATACCTTTATTTATAATATTTCTACGTTCAATATCTTCTTCGATACATTTTATTCCATACTGTACTTCAAGTATGTGACAAGGCTTATCGTATGGATTATAAGCTCTGTGCCAGTCTTCTCTTCTTATAACATAGGTTTGATGCTGTCTTAATGTAATAGTCTTATCTCTACCCACATTTGTCGAGATTATCTCCCCATGCTCAATATCCATCATCATAGCACCTTCTAGGACATACCAATGCTCATTTCTATAAAAATGCCTTTGGTCGGATAATGATTTCCCTGGATAAATTACTAACTCCTTTGCTTTGACCGTATCCTTATCATCGAGTACACGCCAATAGCCCCATTCTCTTTCTGTTTTTTGGGTTTTCCATTCGTCAAGTATCCAACTACTTGAATTCATCTTATCAGTACCACCAACACCAAAAACAAATTGAACATCATCAAATACCATTTCAGGAACATTGTCTTTTGTTCTATCGCCACCGTTGGCAAAAACAACTTCAGGTTTTGGAAAAGTAGCTTTGACGTGCTCTATAGCTTTTATTGCTGTATCATCTTGATCATCAAACCCAAATGCATATCCAACTGGTTTGATATTTTCAACAATAGCTTTTCGTTCTTCAAAAGACATAAATGGTCGACCCTTTTTACGAGTCAACCATTCGTCGCTATTAATACCAACACAGAGAATATCTCCGAGTTCTTTGGCAGCTTTAAAATATTCAATATGACCAGAATGGAGGGGGTCAAAACCCCCTGTCACTAGAACAACTTTCATTATATCCTCATTGTATTTTAGATTTCAACTCATCTATTTGTCTTTGTTGATCTTGTACAGCATCTACTAAGAACGCAATAATCTGCGTATAGTTGACATGCTTGTTCCCTTCTATATTAGTGGAAACTGCTTCAGGAATCAACTGCTCAATTTCCTGAGCAATAACACCATATGATTTCTTACCAGATGACTTCCAATTAAAGCTAACAGGATTGATATTGTTAATTATATCTATACCATTATTAATACGCTCAATATTCTCTTTGAGGTTTTGATCAGAAGTTGTGTTAAAGTTTACTGCTGATACTTCACCAGTACTATCAATGCTATAGCTCAGAGCTGGGATACGGAACGTCTTAACATTAGTGTCACCAAGTGTTATTTCGTTTGATACAGTTGCTGAACTAGTAGCTGCTCCGTTACCAAGTAATGTATTGTTGCTACCAGTTGTAAGACTATATGCCGCACCATACCCAATTGCTGTATTTTTACCACCTATTGTATTATTAAACAATGCAGCTGGACCAACAGCAACGTTACAATTTCCAGTAGTATTGTTTTGCATTGCTGCTGAGCCAATAGCAATATTTCTTACACCACACGTGTTTTTGCACAATGTGCACGAGCCAACAGCTGTGTTTCTAAACCCAGTTGTGTTAGAGCACAAAGCATCATGTCCAACCGCTGTGTTCATAACTCCAGTTGTATTGCAACGCAATGAATTTGCACCAATGGCCGCGTTTTGAGTTCCAATTGTATTTCCAACCATAGAGTAGAAGCCAACCGATACATTGCAAGCACCTGTGGTGTTACCGGTCAAAGAAGATCGACCAATAGAAACATTGCCACCACCGATGGTATTGCTATTTAAAGCACTTAGTCCAATAGCAATATTTTCTGACCCTGTGGTGTTTAATCTCAGAGCATTTGCGCCAATAGCAACGTTTTGGCAGCCAAATGTATTGGCCTTTAGTGCTGTATACCCAATAGCTGTGTTGCTATTACCAGTAGTGTTAGCGCAGAGGCTGCACGCGCCAAACGCTACGTTTTCACTACCAGTAGTATTAAAGTATAACGATTGTGGGCCCATTGCAACGTTGCCAGACCCAGTGCTGTTATTTTGAAGTGCAGACCAACCAACAGCCGTGCTATAGCCAACAGTATTATTTCTTAACGCGTTTTGACCGATAGCAGTCACAAAACTAGCTGCAGTGTTAGTACACCCTGCCCAAGCGCCCATGATAGTATTATATTGCCCGGTTTGAATACTACGTCCAGCACTCCAACCAACTGTTGTGTTACCGTAACCACCATTATTAGAGAATAGGGCTTGATAACCTACAGCTGTGTTATTTCTTCCAGAATAGTTAGAGCACAGCGCTTGATAACCTACAGCTGTGTTACTACATCCGGTTCTATTTTCGCAAAGCGCTCCCAAACCTATAGCTGTGTTATAACTACCGGTAGTATTGCTACCTAAAGCCTGATTACCAACTGCGACGTTGCAATCCCCTGACGTGTTTGAGCCCAATGCGCCACGGCCAATTGCAATATTACATACACCACCTATATTTTGTTGTAATGCATTTAAACCAACAGCAGTGTTATGGCTACCTGTTGAATTTAAGCACATAGCCGCCAAGCCAATGGCTACGTTAGCCTGACCAGTAGAGTTAAGATTTAGAGCTCTACAACCTACAGCAGTATTGTATAAACCACCCGTGTTCAAACTCAATGCAAGTCTGCCAATAGCAGTATTGGAATGACCAGTTGTATTTAAGCATAATGCACCACCGCCGACAGCAGTATTGGAATGACCAGTTGTATTGTCTTCTAACGCATTTGCCCCCATACCTGTATTAAAACAACCTGTTACGTTGCTTCTTAATGCACTTCTACCAACAGCAGTATTGCAGTCACCTAGAGTATTATTGACCATAGAGCAAAAACCAAGTGCAGTATTACAACCACCAGTAACATTGTTGGTAAGGGCAAATGTGCCAACGGCTGTATTTGCACCACCGGTAGTATTAAATCTCAGAGCTCTATAACCTAAAGCTGTTGCGTAACTACCCTCGGTTGCAGTACCTGTCTGGTGACCGATTAATGTATTGCCAGTAGCCAAATTAGGATCTATACCAGCAAATGTCCCAACAATAACGTTATTCACCCCGGCTGTAGTGTTTAACCCAGCACAAGCTCCAATAGCTACATTATAGTATGCCCAAGTGCTACTACCAAGACACCTAAGAGCACAAACACCTATAGCTGTATTTTGATCCCCTGTTGTAAGCGAACACAAAGCTCCCATACCAACAGCTGTATTTAAACTTGCAGCAGCAGTTGCATTTAATGCACATATTCCTACTGCAGTATTCTTGTTTAGACTACCATCATCATTAGCAAGTGCACCAGATCCTAGACCAATAGAGAGCGATGTTCCACCAGTTGAATCTGCAATTGCATCACTCAGCTCGTCAATAGAAGATGCGCCACCAGCTGCTGCTGCAGTAGATGATGCTACGTTAACAAATACTGGTGTTTCAGCACTATCTTGATAATAAATGTTGAGAGTACCATCGGTCTTATCATACCAGAGATCACCAACTTTAACAGAAGGAACAGCACTATCAATTAATGCACCTATTTGACGTAGACGAACATAATCAGAATCAATAAGTGAAGTGACAGCAGCAGAGTCTAATCCACCTCCTCCACCTGAAATAGTAGTAAATGCTATATCGCCACCAGCTGAGTCAAACGCTAGAACTTGACCATGAGTTGCACCAGATTGTAGGCCAGGAATTCTAAATGATGTTATATTAGCATTGCCAAGAGTAATTTCATTATATACACCAGCAGCTGAAGGCTGAGCCCCAGCTCCAATAACAATATTACAACTACCTGTTGTAAGCGTATTGCCAGCAGATCTGCCTAAAACTGTATTACATTCACCTGAAGTTATACCACCACCAGCAGCAGCTCCAAGAGCTGTATTCGCGCCTCCTGTAGCATTACACAGAGAAAAACTACCAACAGCAGTATTATATTGAGCAGATCCAGTAGCTTGCACCATAGATTTAAATCCAATAGCAACCCCACCATAAGATGAAGTAGCACTTTGCATGGCATTATTACCAACAGCAACATTAGATCGTGATGTAACGGCAGCACACATTGCGCATGACCCAATCATGACATTATCATAGCCAGAAGTTATAGAACAGCCGGCAAGATAACCAAATGCATTGTTTCTGCTAGAAGTGGTTTGACTTTTTAAGGTCTGCAATCCAAATGCAGAGTTTTGATTACCAAAAGTCAAGTTAGTTAATGATTCAGCACCAAAACTTGTGTTTCCTTGACCAGTAGTCAAAGAATACAACGTACAGTGACCAAATGCAGAGGTCAGACCTGCAGAAGTAGCATTAGGAGCAGTAAACCGACCTACAGCAGTGTTGCAACTGCCTGTTGTCGTCCTTAATGAATAATGACCAACAGCAGTATTACCACTACCAATAATATTACTGCAGAGAGCTTCATAACCAACAGCTGTATTGTTTATACCTGTGGTAAGTGATTTGATAGCATGAGTACCAACGGCAACATTTCCAGTGCCTTTATTATTAAGCAATGAACCATAACCAACAGCAACGTTACACTCACCCGTTACGTTATCTCTAAGACTATAAAATCCCACAGCAACATTTTTTGAACCACTAACATTCGTATACAATGCTGCTGGGCCCACAGCAACGTTTAAGGTACCGACAGTGTTTGAATATAGAGATTCTTGTCCTAATGATGTGTTCCATGATCCAGTGGTATTGAATCTCATCGAACCGGTACCAATAGAGGTATTACCATAAGCTGTCGTGCTACAAAGTAAAGAAGCACATCCCATAGCTACATTATTATAACCAGATGTATTACTGATCAATGAACACATTCCAACAGCAGTATTTCCATAACCTGTTGTATTAGTGAATAAAGAGCAATGTCCTATAGCAGTATTGGAATGACCTGTCGTGCTATTTTTTAAAGAATATGCACCAACTGATACTTGGTTACCACATACACTACCGTATTGTGAACAAACACCTATTGCAACATTATGACAATTGGTTGTATTATTAGCACCTGCAAAGTAGCCAAGGGTAACATTACAATTCCCGCTAACATTATAAAATCCACTAAACATACCAATTGCAATATTTTGTTGCGAAACAGTACTAAATCTACCTGCACTATTACCAACAAAAACGTTGTTTGCTCCGGTTGTCGTTGCTCTGCCAGCACCACAACCAATAAAAATTTGATCGCTTAACCTCTGAGCGCTACATCCCGCATAGTATCCAATTACCACACTATTTTGAGCATATGTGGCAGTACATCCAGCACATGAACCAATAATAATATTTCCCATACCGGTTGTATTAGATTTTAAAGTTTGATAACCAAGCACAACATTATCATAACCGGTAGTATTGCTGTAAGAAGCCCCAGCACCTACAGCAACGTTTCTTTGACCATCAACGTTGTTACGAAGAGCCGTACCACCAACAGCAATATTGCATCCACCAGTCGTATTGGAATATAAAGATTGTACACCAACTGCGACATTACAAATACCAGATGAGTTTGCGCAGAGACTTACACTACCTATTGCTATATTACAATAACCAGCAGTGTTGGAACATAGTGCATACCATCCAACCGATGTATTGTCATAACCAGTGCTAGAGTTGGCTAACGTTTGGTGTCCTAGTGCAGTATTGCGATTACTTGTACCATCATCAGTTGCTAATGCACCTGTACCTAAACCAACACTTGACCCGTCATTTATACCATCACTCAGCTCATCAATAGAAGAAGCACCTCCAGAGACTGTAGTGAACGCAATATCTCCACCAGCTGAGTCAAACGCTAAAACTTGACCATGAGTTGCAGTTGCTTGTAATCCAGGAATTCTGAATGATGTTATATTAGCATCACCAAGAGTAATTTCATTTGATACGGTCGCTGATGATGGTTGTGCGTTTTGGCCAATAACAGTGACATTAGATCCAGTTGTTATTGTGCACCCGGCATATTGGCCAACAGCAGTATTATTACATCCTGTAGTATTACTACGTAATGAATAGTGGCCAACACCTACGTTTCTTTCTCCGATTGTATTTAAAAATAAAGAACCGTAACCCACAGCAGTGTTGCAACTACCTGATATACTAGCTTGCATCGCATAGTTACCTAAAGAAGTATTATATCTACCCCAGGTTTGAGCTTTTAATGAGTGTTTACCAATAGCGGTGTTGCCTAATCCAGTGGTATTTGTGTACATTGAACACTTGCCGATAGCTGTGTTATGATCACCACAAGTGTTTAATGCCATTGCAAAAGTGCCAACAGCAGTATTATCGGTCCCAGTAGTATTAGCACATAGTGCTGCTCTACCTAACGCTGTATTACAAGATCCATACGTGTTGCATGCTAATGCATAACAACCAATCGCGGTATTATAGTTACCTGTTGTGTTTTTACATAGTGCTGCATAGCCCATACCAACAAGACCATCACCAGTAGTACTATTATATCCTGAACTATATCCAACAAACACATTGCCTGAAGCATTATTAGATCTACCTGCTGCATATCCAACAGCAACGTTGTAGTTAGCTCCAGCGCCGTTATTATATAAAGCATCATTACCAAGAGCAACATTATGAATTCCAGACGTCGAGTTCAGCATTGCGTATGCACCAACCGCAACGTTACTTCTTGCAGCTCCGTTTATTGATCTACCGCCATAGTGACCTATTACAGTATTTTGATAGCCTGTTGTCACTGTAGCAAGAGCGCATGTACCTATTGAAATGTTACCACCAGACCCTGATGTTAGATTCCTTTGTGCAAAAAGACCAATAGCAACATTATCTCCTGCTGTTGTATTAGCACATAATGAAGAATTGCCAATTCCCACATTGTTACATCCGCCAAGATTGTTAAGCATAGCTGATACACCAACAGCAATGTTAGATACTCCCGTAACATTACATTTCATTGCTGCTCTACCGATAGCAGTATTACTACTACCAGTAGTGTTTACAAATAAAGCATCAGAACCAATTGCAGTGTTATAATCACCGATAGTATTAGCATTAAGAGCACGATTACCAACTGCAGTATTTTCATTAGCTGTACCGGCACCTGCTGAGATTGCAGCCAGCGCGCCATCACCAAGGCCTAAATTATCGTCAGTAGTATCATTTACACCATCACTTAGCTCATCAATAGAAGATGCACCACCAGCTGCAACAGTTGTAAATGCTATATCACCGCCAGCACTGTCGAATGCTAGCACCTGTCCATGAGTTGCGGTTGCTTGTAGGCCTGGAATTCTAAATGATGTTATATTAGCATCACCGATCGTTATTTCATTTGATACGGTAGCTGATGATGGTTGTGCGTTATAGCCTAAAGTAGTAACATTAGATCCTGTCGTTAAAGTACAACCAGAAACCATTCCTACAGATGTATTATTAGATCCTGTAGCTGCAAACAAAGCAAGCGTACCATGAGCGGTATTACACATACCAGTAATAGTACAAAACAAACTCCCTTGACCAACAGCTGTATTATAAGATCCGCTTGTATTCCGACAAAACGCCTTAGAACCAACTGCAGTGTTCCACCTTCCAATTGTTGTTAATCTACCTGCTCCATATCCTATAGCTGTATTTTCACAACCTGATGTGTTTGCATTCAGAGAATTGTGACCAACAGCGGTATTTGCTTCTCCTGTTGTGTTATTATAACTTGATTGTGTACCAAGTGCAACATTACACTTACCACCTGTGTTTGAGTACATAGCATAATAACCAACAGCTGTATTTTGTTGGCCGGTTGTATTGGCATACATTGCATTCTGACCAATTGCTACGTTATACCCTCCAGTAGTTGTTTGATATAAAGTATTATTACCAATTGCTACATTAGCACTACTACATATGTTATATCCAGCATACTGGCCCACAGCAACGTTCTGAGAACCTGTTTTATTATTAACAAGAGCAAGACTACCTACAGCAACATTGTATTGACCAGTTGTATTAGCATTTAATGCGCATTGGCCAACTGCTGTGTTACTATTAGCTGACCCATCATCATTCGCAAGAGCGTTTGTACCTAAGCCAAGTGATGTAGCATCTGGTGAACTACCATCACTCAGATCATCGATCGATGTCACACCTGCAGCTATTGAATCCCAAGAATAATCGGATCCATTCCACGTTAAATGTTGGCTAGTAGTTGCAGTACTTGTATTTAAATGCGCGTCAACTGATGCATCGTTATAGCTACCAGCAGCAACAATTGCATTATCAATCTGAGTCTGAACTGCATCAGAGTCAGAGAAATTCTTAATTACATTTGAGGAGTTTTTATAGAACAGCTTACCATCAGCGTAGTTAATTGCGAGTTCGCCGTAATCTATGTCGCCTGTTCCTGGTGCATTACTAGAGACGGACGACTTCTTTAACTTAATTGCAGTTGCCATTTTAGATCCTTAGAAAAGGGTTTAGTTTAAAGTCTGGAGCATAAGAATACTCCAGACTGCTATATTATTAGAACGTACCGCCATCCAGCTCGTAGATAGTTACAAAGCCAGATGTTACTGTCATTTGATCTGAATCAAAGTTTGCCACACCAGGATTTGTTACTGTTGCAAGTTCAGCTGCGACTGTTAGAGTGTTAGCACCATCATCGTAAGTGAGATCAATGCCTTCACCTGCTAATAGAAGATTATTAACTAGATGATCTTCTATCGCTTCAGTAATTGAAACATCATTGAACGTAATACTATTACCACCAATGGAATCTTCAAGATTGATTATATAATTAAAGTCCCAAGCAGTGTTTGCGTTGTCCCAGGTGATAGTTGGTTTGGTACCTGTATAGCTTGCTCCCCCAATTGTAAATCCTGCTCCGTCAGCTTCAGTACCGTCTGCAGCAGAATCAGCAAGGACAATGTTCTTGTCATTAACTGACAATGTGGTTGAGTTAATAATTGTTTGTGTACCTTGAACAGTCAAGTTACCACGAATAACTAAATCACCACCATCAGAATCTGTTGGGGCTGGATCAATATAAAGTGTGTTTGAACCGTCTGTTGAGCTGATTGTGTTACCATCAATTCTGATATTATCAACATCTAATTGTGTTAATCCCGCAACGTCAGTTGTTGTACCCCCAAGTGTTAGTGTAGAAGTACCTAATGTAAGAGTAGAATTAACTAACTGAACATTGGATACCCCGCCATCTTTAATTCTTACGTGTCCATTTAGGATTGCAAAATCACTATCTTCAAATGACGCAATACCCTTATTAGAGATAGTAGCATCTTCACCTGCAATGGTTATAGTTTGACCACTAGCAGTGGTATTAATACCTTCACCAGCAGTAAATCCGAGCGTTTGCGTGAGAAGATCTACTGTACCTGTACCCGTTTCTCCTGATGTAGAAAGAGTAGTGGCAACATTAACTGTACCAGCTGAATCAATGTGACCGTTTTCATTAACAGTGAATACTGGAATGGCACTTTGCGAACCATATGTACCTGCTGTTACACTTGAAGCACGGTGAGTGAAAGTAACGGTATTATTAGTGATAGTGGTGAGAATATCAGAGTCACCGGCAAAGGTAACAGTTTCTTGGCCCGCGACAGTATCTGGTGAACCCCCATCACCAGCAATTGTAAAGACAGTTGAACCCCCAGCAAATTGATCATCAACATATTTCTTTGTGGCGGCATCTTGATTGCTAGTCGGGTCAGTGACGTTAATAATTTTAGAAACGCTAACGTCAACGACACCTGCTCCATTTGGATCAAGTGTGATATTTCCATCTATATCTGTTGAGCTAATAGTATTTCCATTGATGTCAATATTGTCAACCTTTAAGTTGTCAATCTTATTTGATGCATCGGTAAGGATAGCACTTGAAGCAGTAAGAGTACCGGGCGTATGGTCGAGTAAATTACCAAAATACTCCCCGCCTATTACTACCTGTGATGTTGAGTTACCGCTGCCATCATCGCCTTTACCGAAGAAAAGACGATCACCTAGATTGGCATCAGTACCTGTACCGGCAGAATACGCTAATTCACCACTTTTAAGCGACGAAGGCGCAGCTGTACCGGTAGACCTTTTTATTCTAATAATTGCTGCCATTAGTAGCTGCCTCCGTTAATATTTTGTTCCTCTAAATCCAAAGTAGCTTCCCACAATTCATTAGATGCATTATAAACTAATACGCTACCATTTACTTTACTTGTTGTATTAACCCCAATAAGATTATTAATATTTCCCTCTGCTTCTACAATTCTTCTTACTGGTTTCCCAACGGTGATTTTTTTAACTATAGTTGTATTGCCAGTAGTAATCCTTAAGTTTCTGTGCACCATAATATTACCTCGTCACCGATGGGGTTACCTGAACCCTACCCTCTAATAAACGTTCGATAATTGTGTCGCCCGCGCTATCAACAAATGATAGCTCCACGTCATAAACATATCTGCCTGCCTTTAAAGCATCAGTCTGGGTGTTTGTAAGAGTAAGGGTAACAATACCGTCTTCTGGCGGGTCAGTCACTACGGCTAAGAACGAAGTAGTATCTGAGCTGTCACTATTATAAGTTTTCTTTAACTTTGCTGATACACTATGATCAGTAAGATCTTTCGCTGCATTAGTAACAGCATCTATACAGTGTATTTCGACCGCAACATCAGAGCCTTGGTCAATAGTGAATTCTTCATATTGGGCCATGAAATTCCTCTTGATTTCTTTGTCGGACGCGTAAACGCCCCTGCCACGGTTTGTTATTCTTATTTATGTAAAAAGAAACTTTAAGTTAAGACATAAAATCATTAAAATACCAAAGCTGATTTATCCTCCAATTGTCATAATATTGGTTATGGTTTTTAATATAATCACCGTGCAAACGATTAGACTCAATAATAACGCATCTATTGGGCTTTGCTTGAATTACTTCCTTTTTTAACTTACTCACATCACAAAACATTTCTTCTGATAGTTCCTCTTCGGTCTCTTCATAATATGCTGTACCACCTGAACAAACTTTATCAATGTGTATAATTGCTGTAAATGGAACATCACGCTTAGGCCTAAACTGCATATTTTCACGTGGAACATTTTGTATATGTTTAAAGTACGAAAACTCATACATCCCCCCATTAACAAATTTGACTGGACTTTTCAGCCCCCATGATCCAATAATTAATTCTTTCATATCCCAAATAAATTTAGCATGCTTTTCACCTGCATACAAGTTGTTTATTCTAGGTCTGCAATCATAATAATCAATAAAGTTCCTATCTCTTACTTTTTGCTTCCATTGAGGTGCGTACATATTAGTACAAAGTTCATACACCTGATCATAATTTTTATAAAAGTTATCTATAATAATATGATCATTATTAAAAATAATAGAGGAATCAGAATTTACTTCAAATATATCCTCATTAATACCTGGGGTAATCATTTGTAATAATTTTCCTTCCAAAAATTTCTTATAGCGGCATATGATCTTTTCCATGTACCAAATTCTAATAACATTTTATTATTCCAAATTTTATAGTATTCTGGATTTTCTGGAAAAGACAAGTTTACCATATCCATTCTATCTTCCATTTTAATTGGAATTAGCTGAGCAAGAGGAGTTCCTGCCTTTATAGTAACTTCCCCTCTGTTCTTATGTAGAACAAATGGAATGTTTAAACTGTGTAATCCTAGGTCATATTCCATCATACCAATAAACGAAGTAAATGTGTTTTGGTCTACATACGTTACAGGAATTTGTAATAGCTTATATCCTTTAGGAATATCAATGTACCAAGGGGTATTAATTTTTAATACGTGATTAAAAGAATGTCTAGGTAGATTTTCAAGATGTTGGAATAAATTAAAATCATGATGAGCCGTAATAACTTCTACGTTGTTACCAGCTGGTCCATTTATCTCATGAGGAATTTTCCAAGTAAAGTTATCTCCATCAATAACGATTGTTATATCGCACCAAGCTCTAATAACAAAACCTTCTCTCATAACATCGATAATACCGGGACATCTTGAAGAAGACCTGTTTCTGCCATCTCCATCATCATATCCCTGTTGTTTAGCAACTTTTTTGATCCAAGGCCTTGGAATCTGTCCAGCTCTAACAATAGGCATTGTATCTTTAACAGCTTGCATAGAACAGATAAATTTTATTTCAGGCTTTTTAGATTTCCAAAAGCGTAAGAGATTCATCATCACCAAGAGTACCTTTTATAAATGTATTAAAAGCAAGGCTTATTCTGGTTTGATCGTGTTCTACCTGATTAAACCAGTGAGTTATATGAGACGGAAATATAAGGAGATCTCCTGACTGTACCTGGCATTGCACCATCGTGGCTGAAAATTCTGTTTCTTCATTACCATCCCTGTAATGCAAATAGGGGTAAGAGTATTGAATTTCCCAACCAGGTTTTTGCAACATTAGGCAATCATAATCCTTTACTGCATTAATATACAAAACTCCACTCAGTATACTATTGGGATGTGAATGCTTATGAATTGTTTCACCTTTAGCAGATCTTGTGAACCAACTTTGTGTAACATATGGTGTAGCAGATTTGGTCAATCCCCACGAATCAAACGCATTTATTATTTGAACATCCAGCCAAATCTTTATAGATTCTAAAAAATCGTATTCTGTTAATACTTTGGTGCTTTGACTAAGCTCTCCCTCTGAATCCCCTGGTTGCCAACCCTTATGATGTTTATAAGGCAAACTATCGATCTTATCAAAAATATCATCATTAACAATATTGATAGGAGCGCGGGCTCTGTATAACATTGTGGGGAAAATTGGGACTGCGGTTGGTGCTTTTTCTTCCATAACAAGACCTTTTTTTATTTTACATAGTATATATTAAACCGGATACCACTCTGCTTGTCCAGAATCTCTTTGATGTGTTACATCCCACGATGTAGTATCTTCATTCCATTCTACAATCTGAATCCTCGCCCCATTAGTATCGTGTGTCTCTGATCTATTGGGTTGGACAGGTGGTTGCCAATTCCAATCAGAATCCAATGACCATGAATTAAACGGTTGAGGATTATAACAGGCATTCTGGTCAGAATCATAAACATTGCCCATTTCTGGTGCACCTTGTAAGCCAGTAGTACTTCTTTGATCACTAGCATACGACCAATCAGAATTTACTTCGAATACGTTAATAATTATATTATTAGAATCTATTTGTAATGCTTTCATTATTCATACACCACTATTACAACACCTTGCCTACCAACTCCAGGTCTTAGCCCGCTTTGAAAACTACCATTGACAGACCATGAACATGCACCTCCACCTACTCCGTAGGTTCCTATACCAGAATTTATTGTACCACCACGTTCACTACCATTGCCTTGTCCTCCCTTAAAAGAAACTGTAATGTTTGGAGTTGCTGAACTCCAATGTGATGGTTTAGTTGGCTCTGGTGGTGCGTTAGGGGGTGCAGCAACTGTATTTTCACCTTGATTAGGATAACTCAAAGTTCCAAGTTGAGATGTCAAGCTAACAGACGTTCCAGGACCAGAAACAGATGTGCTATTTGGTCCAGGGACATCGCCTGCTGTCTGACCGCTATAATTAGTTGATCCTCCAGAAGCAGATCCTCCAGCATTAGCTGGCTGAGTATATCCTTGTGTGTTTCCGTGCCCTGCGCCACCCCCGTTACCACCACCGCCTGTTAGAGTGGTTGTGTTCGAACTTCCTGCGGTAGGAACAAATGTAGAAGATCCCCCAGCATATCCAGCTTTAGAATCTCCGTTATATCCTCCAGTTGGTGCTTGTACTCCCCCAGCTCCTCCAACTGTCACATTAGCTCCAGGTAGTGTAGTATACGCTCTGATTGCTGTTCCACCAGCAGTGCCTCCTGTTGCTGCTGATGCATCATCGTCATTGGTACCGCCACCACCGCCTCCTCCGCCTATTACATAGACAGTAGCTGAAGCCCAACCATTGTAAGCAGGTGTCCAAGAGCTATTTGAAGAAGTTACAGTTTCTGTTCTATCGGTTGACCACGAAGAGGTATTATAAAAATCAGACATTTGTATATTTGAATTAGTAGTCGGTATAGAGCTGTTTTCAGCAGCATCAGGTACAAGTCCACCACCACGAACATATTCACTTAGAGATATTGGATTTGTTCCTCCAAACTCATTTTGTATATCAGAAAATTTAATTAACCCAGATGCTTGGAGTGTCATTTAAATGCTCCCAAATGCAGTAATGTCACCTTTGAGAGTTAAGTTACCACTAGCATCTAATTTCATTAAATCGACACTATTCAAGCTGAATATTAAGCTACCGCTAACTTCTCTGAATTCAAACCCATTAAGACCAGGAACTCTTACCTTAGCTATATTTGTATCACCAAGTGTGATTTCATTTTCCGAACCTGCTGAATCTGCTAGAGCGTTATAACCTAATGTTAAGTTATTACTTCCAGTTGTAATATTACAACCTGCTAGCTCACCGATAGCTGTGTTACGGCCTCCAGAAGTGTTAGAGAGTAAAGCAGAAGCCCCAATGGCAGTATTTTGACAACCAGCATCATTATCGAAAAGCGCTTGATGGCCAAGAGCGGTGTTGAATTGGCCAATGGTGTTACACAGTAAGCTGGCATATCCAACAGCGGTGTTGTAGCTCCCTGTTGTGTTAACACATAAAGCACAGTTACCAACAGCTGTGTTTCGCCCGCCTATTGTATTACACATCGATGCCGCATATCCAACTGCTGTGTTATTACCGCCAGTTGTCGTGTATGCCAAAGCTAAGTAACCTACAGCTGTGTTACAAGCACCGTTACTGCAACTTACAGCTCCTATTGCCCCATATCCAACTGCTACATTATAGTTTCCTGTCCTGTTCCCTTGTAAAGATCCATATCCTATAGCAGTATTACGTGTACCCGTCTCATTAAGCTTTAAAGCAATTCCACCTATTGCAGTTTGTTGCTGACCTGTAGAGTTACAAGCAAGTGCGCAAGCACCAACTGCTGTGTTAAAGCAACATAAATTCCAACAAAGTGCTTTATGTCCAACAGCCGTGTTACAACCACTTGAAGTGTTTGCAAACAGCGCGGAACTACCTAGTGAGCTGTTTCCACAACCTGTTTTATTTGAAAATCCAGACCACCACCCAACTGCACTATTTTGATCACCATAACAATTGCAATATAAAGCTGCGTAACCTAATCCTGTGTTGTAAAGGCCACTACAATTCTGGTACAAAGCCTCGTTACCAACTGCTGTGTTTTGCTGCCCTGTTCTGTTACAGTACATTGCACAATGACCCACAGCAACATTACTACTACAGCAATTCCAATGTAGTGAGCAAAGGCCAACTGCGGTATTATGGCTACCTGTAGAATTACAAGCGTTTGCTAATGTTCCTATAGACGTGTTTCCACAGCCAGTCCGATTTTTATTTCCTGAACAATATCCAAGAGAAGTGTTATCATCACCTCCCACATTATAAAAGCCAGACATTGTGCCGACATCGGTGTTACGACTTCCGGTCTCATTAGAATAAGCAGCTCTGTCACCAACGGCAACATTGCTTGCACCAATTGTGTTAATATGTAAAGCACAGTTACCAACAGCTGTGTTACCATTGCCGGTTGTGTTACAGCACAAAGCACATGTACCTAAAGCAGTATTACGTTCCCCAAAATCATTATAATATAGCGCACATTTTCCTACAGCTACATTCCCGCTGCAGTTATTGCAGTATAGAGCGGAGTGACCAATTGCCACGTTTTCATCTCCAGAGTCGTTACTAAATAGTGCACACGTACCTACGGCTGTATTTGACATACCAGCAGTATTACAATATAGTGCGCTAGATCCAATAGCTGTATTGCTTGATCCGGATAAATTATTTCCCATAGATAAGTAACCAATAGCAGTATTGTTACTACCAGAGTCGTTGCAAAGTAGTGAAAGGCTGCCGAGAGCAGTGTTAAATCCGCCAAGAGTGTTGTTACACAACGAACCAAATCCAATAGCAGTGTTACGGGCACCAGTTGTATTAGCACACATAGCGTTATAACCAACAGCAGTGTTTCCACTGGTAGTATTAGAATATAATGCTTGATAACCTAGAGCAGTGTTGCAGCCAAGAGTGGTGTTGCAGAACAATGCACTTTTCCCAACAGCAGTATTGCAGTCACCTAGAGTATTACAGTTTAAAGAATTATTTCCGATAGCAACGTTATTAGAACCTAAACAGTTCAGAAGCATTGCTTGCCAGCCAATAGCAATGTTATTATCCCCGCCTTTGTTATAATATAGCGCTGTATAACCTAGAGCAGTATTATTACTGCCAGAATCATTGAAATACAGCGGTGCATATCCAATAGCAGTATTATTGTTGCCTGTTGTGTTACATCTCATAGCAAACATACCAACTGCAGTGTTATAACAAGCTATTGTAGAACACGACAATGAGGCATATCCAATAGCTGTATTGTAACAACCAGTTGTGTTAGAAGTTAGTCCATATGTACCAAGAGCTGTATTATAACAACCGGTTTTGTTAGAAGTTAAAGAACATGAACCAACGGCAGTATTACAACCACCACTTGTGTTAGTACGCAAAGAACAATTACCTACAGCAACGTTATGATGTCCGTATTTGTTAGAGCAAAGAGCTACGTAACCTATAGCAGTATTTCCATAGCCTGAGGTATTTGCTCTTAATGCATAACTACCAACTGCTGTGTTACAATTTGTAGTACCGTCATCATTATTTAATGCAAGTGAACCTAAGCCGACACTTGATCCATCATTATAACCGTCAGAAAGAAGATTGATGCATTGAGCGACTGTAGCAACGCCTAAACTAGTGATATGGCCATAACCGTCTAAAGTTATATCCTGGATAAAAGTGTTACCACTGTTATCGGACGAGCTCGCAGGCGATGTTGCATGAGAAATCTTTAAAACATCATCTGCTTCCCAATCGGTTGAAATAATATTATCATCACCCTTGATTGTAAAGGTATCACCAGATGTAATGGTATAGGTATCACCGGCACTATCTGCTGCTGTCCAACTGCTATAGTTGTCATATCTATCATCAAAATTATCTGCAGTAATTCCAGTGATATGGCCTGTTGCATTAACTGTTATAGACTTAATATACTGCCCATCTTCTGAGTCATTTTGACCATATGTGTTTGCAGTTACACCAGAGTTGTCGTGTGTAATTTTACCTGTGGTAGTATCGAAGCTTATGGGGGCTGAATCATTTATCCAGTTTGCTGTAGCGATCCTGCTTAATGTATTGACTGAATCTGTTGCTGCTACCCAGTAATTTTCAGATTCATCCCAAAGTAGTTGAACATTACCATAATCCCCACGCTCGACCTCAATACCAGCATCTGTACCTGTAGCTGGTATCCCGGTAGCATTATTATTCAGTACGATTATATTATCATCAATAGTAATTGTTTCAGTATTAATATAGGTAGTGGTACCACCTACAGTAAAGTTACCAGTAACCTCCAAATCACCATCTACAGTAGCAGAGTCTAGAGTTGTTATACCATCAACATTAAGATTCCCTGTTACATCTAAATTTCTCGTAACACTTAGGTCTCCGTCTACAGTAGCAGAGTCTAGAGTTGTTATACCATCAACATTAAAATCTACCGAAACCTCAACATTATCAAAGCTGCCAGTTGTACCATCGACTCTTAAAAACTGAGCACTGTCTCCTTGTAGAGCTAATCTTCCTAGATCTGTGGTGACACCAGCTTCCCAGTAATCTCCGAGTTCATTCCATTGGATTACTGCGGAATCGCTGCCGGGTCTATCTACTGCCAGACCAGCCCTATTAATATCCTGTACCGCAATTCCATCATTCATAACTTGATAGGCTGCGGCGGTTCTAGTATCTCCAGTGAAAGTAACCAGTCCTCCTACGGTAAAGCCCCCAATTACTTCTAAATCCCCACCAACTGATATATTGGCTGTGATAGTAGCAGAGTCTGCTTCAAGACCAGTGGTATTAATTCCAATCGCACCTATATCGATGGTGGTGTCCCCAACTGTGAATATATCTCCGTCAAAGGTAAAGTTAGCGTCGTCCTCGAGCTCACCGCCTGTACCTGCAATTACAATACGATTGTTTGTAAGATCTTCAACCTTAGCACTGGCTAGTTCTGCAGATGTTCCAACATCAATTTTAGGAACTGCAAGAGTATTTGTTCCAGTGCTATAGGTTAAATTGGCATTATCCGCGATCTCATCACCTGATCCAACTATGACAATTCTTCCATCTGTAAGGTCTGTAACTTTCAGAGTACCAATAGTTGCGCTATCTGCTGCCAACTCATCTGCGTTTACGGTTCCATCAAAGTAACCATGTTTCCATTCTTGGCTAGCAGAACCTAGGGATCTAGCATTATCTGTAGAAGGCACAATGTCTGTATCTACTTGACCATTAATAGAAACTGTATCAGTAGATGCATTACCAAGGTCAACGTTACCATCTGCTGTGAAATTTCCCCCAACATCTAAGTCACCAGTAATAGTAGCTGAGTCTGCCTCAAGGCCAGTAGTGTTGATCCCTGTGGCTAATCTATTAATGGATGTTTGACCAACATTCAGAGTTGTACCATCGAAAGTAAAGTTAGCGTCGTCTTCAATCTCACCACTAGCACCAACAATAACGACTCTATTATTAGTTAGGTCGGTAACTTTTAGCGTTCCGATTGTACCAGAATCTGCATCTAGCCCGGTAGTATTAATACCAGTCGCACCTTTGTCAATAGTAGTATTACCTACTGAAAGAGCAGTACCGTCAAATGTGAAGTTAGCATCATCCTCAAGCTCGCCATCTGTACCGGCGATGGTAACTCTATTATTAGTTAGGTCTGTAACCTTTAATGTACCAATAGTGGCACTGTCTGATTGTAGTTCATCTGCGTTTACAGTACCATCGAAATAGCCATGGCGCCACTCTGAATCAGCAGAACCTAGGTCATATAAATTATCCCCCTCAGGTATAATGTTTGATGCCACATTCGCGTTAAATGTTACAGTATCAGTAGCGTTTGTTCCATCGCCCAGATCAATATTTCCATCAGCACCAGCTTTTATAGCAGCTGTGCCATTAATAACTAGATTACCACCAACGTTTAGATTTGTATCAATATCTAAGCTGCCCTTAATATGGCTTGTTGCGGAACTATCTTTTAGATATATTTTAGGGCTGGATAACTGAACCTCATTAATTGAATCTAATCGACCATCAAGTTCAGCAATAGCTGTGGAGACGGTATTGGCTGTGGTCCCCATTGCTACAGAAGTGATCGTACCAAGTTCGGCATCATGTTCGTTTATAGCCCCAACTACTGGACCAGCAGTTGTGGTAAGAGTTGATACGTCGCCAACTGAATCTAAAAGCTGGTTAAACCTCAGCCTTTGCGTGTTCATGGTATTGGATAAGTTTACATAAGGTATCTTTGAATTAGCCATTTGTACCGTTCTCTAATAGTTGCTGCAGCATTGCTTTTATTTCCTGGACGTCAGATTTTAGGCCCTCGATCTCTTCACGCTCTTTTCTTTTTTCATTAAGTAGAATTTCCTGTCGTCTTATTTTGTTCTTATTTATATTCATTATCATACCAGTCTTAAGATCTCTTACAAAGTCTTTGTGGCCTTTTATGGGTAGATAGTCTTCCATTAGTATGTTGTAATCGATCTAAGATTATATAATGCAGGCGGTCTCGCCATGTTAGATGCAGACATAGTAATCTTCAATTGGTATTGGTCAAATGAAGGTAGATCAAATACATTAAACTCGTATTCCTTAATATCACTTGGATTATCAGATGCAGGAATTTCACTATAATTTGCACCAAGCTTGGAAACGCTAGTCTTACTCATTTCTACCCAATTTTTCTTATAAATGTTTTCGCCATCCTCTTGGTTATTGGTTCTATACCAAACGGAAAATTCTGCCCCAGTAGGTCTAAACGCTTCGACTAGTACGACCAATGACGTTGATGAATATCTTAGTGTGTATGGAATACTGATATGCTTGGCCGGGACCGTACCCCCATCTGGTGAGGTTTCTGATGTAAATGGTAGCGTAGTCATAGAGTTTGATAAAGCAGAATCAGCAGATGACCAATTATCCACTAAGAATTGGCTTACCATAAGGCTAGCATCATCTATTCTAATATAAGGTGCCACATATTGATTCGTAGTGGTTAGATTCACATTTAGCTCTGTAGAAGCCCGGCCACTAAGTTGAGTTATTTCTTGATTACTGTCCGCAATAACCATAGGGGATTGAAATTCAAAGGGACTCCAGAATGGTATCCGAATATTATTTTTGGCCTGATAGGCAGTTTCAGTTCCCCCAAAAGATTTACCGCTTGTAAAGTTTCCTGTTATATAGGCATTAGTACTCCGAGGTGAATAGTATGGTATTTCAGCAGTAATCAGATTTATATTATATTGCTCTGTTGCTGACAAACCAGTACCACCACCCCTAACAGAATTAGTTGCAGCGGAATCCATTTTAAATGTATATCCCCATGCATCTGCAGAGTCAATGGTCCTTACACCTAAAATACTGCTTCCCAGAACCCCATTAATTGTATCGTTGGCAGAGAAGCTAAGATCATTATCAGTAAATAGTTCAACCTTGTCACCGGGTTGATAACCATGGGCTGGATGAATAACAGATACACTTGAATCGCCAGCAGTAAAGATCAGTGGATCAAAAGTATAAAATTTAGGATCGTCCAACACACCTGATTCTGTTAATGATTTTCTTGGCGGTATGTTATTCTTTAATTTTACTACATTATTGAGATCAGTTTGGAACACCGCTCGATAGACCTTAAATGCAAGATCCTTTGCCTGATCGGCCTGCCATACAGTTCCATTTGATGAAGAATAGAATGCACCAGAACTAATACTGGTTTTGGGTGCATAAATCTCTGTAGAATTTGCTGCATTCAATATATAATCTAAATCTTTAGATGTATAAACCTGGTATTTATTTCTTGCGGCTGAAGTATGTAAACAAATAGCTAGTACACTTTTAGCTGGTACGAATACAGGCTCATTTAAAGTAAATTTATATTCAGTAGCAGAGGAAAAGGTTGTAGATGGGGTACACCCAGAAGCTGTAATCTCACTCGGTGTAGCCACTACTAAACTTCCCCCGATTCTGTGATTAGGTGAAGGTGACCAGGTATTTAAAGTAGGTCTTAGCTCTAAAGTAATAGGCAATGTTGTATCAATTGCCGCAAAGAATATGCCGATACTTGTAATGACCGAGTCTTCAGCAATCACCACTGTTTGAGCTAGTGGGTTAATATTATTTACGGCTTGTAATAAATTTGGCATTTACTTTTCCTATTATACTATTTCTTCACTCGGGGTAGAATTCTGTTGCAACGTTGCTTGAATTTTCTTGGCCTCTGCAATTTCTGCAGCTGTTCCATTAAAGTAATTTTCATATTGCCCGTAGCCGTAGAAAGTAGCCCCAGCAATAGATTTGCATTTATCCAAATTGATTTCATCAATATCAGTTACTATTAAATCTATTCCTGCCGAGGTAATGGGAAAGTTCACGGTATCATTACTTTGTACGAAAAATAAACCGGATAACCTACCAGCTGCAGTTGATGCAATAGGGGTATCCCCCCCGCCATTGGTAGGGCCACCTTGAGCAGAGGGGAAGGACGTAGCAGATTTATATTGTTCTCCAGGTTCTAGCAATGCAGAGTTTCTTGCAGCGGATATTAAATCATTCTCTGTTTTACTAGTGTTCACCCACTTGTTAACTAGAACCCCACCAAAGAAGAAGTAATGGGGTATGTTCGGCCTCAATCCATTAAATTCAAAGTATATAAATTTGGGCCTGAAAATAGAGATTGGATCATATCCTAGAGTAAGATCATACTTTGCAGGAGGTGGCGTGACCTTCTTCACCACCACCACCGGTTGGTTTCGTTTGTGGTCGTTATTGGAGTTGGCCCCAATACTTTCATGATAATCATAAAGACTAAATGTATTTTTGTGTTTCCCACTGTAGACGACTGTGGGCCTTGCCCTCGGCCGTAGTGATACATCTGGTGCTAGAGATGACATTTTGTTATCCTTTTTTATTTATGGGCCCTTACCCGCACCCGTTTCGCCAGCAGCACTACCGTAATTTGGATACTCATAACCTGCACTCGTCTCGACGAGTGGAGGGTCAAACATGACTTGAGTTACGACGCCTGCATTATCACCAGGTTCGAATAGAGCTGTATTACTGACAGAAGCATACGCCTTATCAACCAATCTTCTTTCGGTCCATCTATCTTCACCTGGGCTTAATCTACCCGATCCATAGAAACCACCTAGATCAAATTGGTTAACATTCTCATACTGTGTAGGTTTATCCTGAGATATATATACTTCTTCTGTAAACGTCGGCCAAACTGTTTGGCCCTTTCTTACAACACCACTAGAATTGACCTCATCATATGACAGATTTATTTTTCTTCTATAAACCATAGGGGTTAAATATGATCCCCTGATATCTGCTCTATAATCAACATCGTTTATATTACTTTGGACGGGACTGTTAAATCCATCCCCAACAAATCCATTAATCTCTCTTACAGCCCCATTTTCATCTACAACAGAAAGATTCATAAGATCTAATTCTGCCAGGGCTAATGTTGAAAATCTTTCTGTGGCTTGAAGTCTTCTGTCCATCGCCCGAAGATCCCGCATCTTAAATCCACGGTTATCTGTTGGGGTTATCCCTAAGTCATTTTTATTTAATACGTATGGATTCAAAGATATAGTGCTTAGAATCATATGGTTTGGAGGGATGTTCTCAGGAGGTCTTGGAACTACGCCGGAGTTTCCAGAATAATTAGATAATATCCCTTCTGGTGACATAGTTAATACATCTGTTCTTGGCAGCCAATATCTAGCATAGCTGACAGTCATTTTATCAGTATTTTGTGGGATTGGCTCTATTCTTGTAAAGTTGCCACTAGCATCTTTTGTAGGTCTTAGGTCAATATAGTCACTGAGTTTGATTTGAGTGCCATTTTGTTTAGTATAGTATGGAATGTCACCCCAATCAAAATCTGGGTTTCCAGTATAGGATGCAGGTCCAAAATATCCTAATGCATATGATGGGGTTGGAACACTATGTTCAAAGTAACGATATTGGACCCAAAAAGTTCCAGAAGGAGGTGTTGCTCCAGCTTTCAATCTTAATTGACCTGGACCATAATAATTATCTCTTTGACCGTTGTCCGTTATAAATTTATACGTAATATCTGTCAGATCTGTATCATCATAGACCTTATTAAATTTAAAAATATCTGATTTGGATAGATTAACTATACCATTGGTCAAAGACAGGTTTGAATCATTATGCCAGTTACCTGATGCAACAGTCGGTGTAATTGTTTTAGTTTTTAGCTGTGACGTCTCACTAGTATATAATAGTGCGTGCACCGGTTTATTTTCTGGTAATCCATCTATTGTAACACTAGTATTTCCAACCCCGCCAGAAGTAACAGTCGGAGTAGTGTATAGTTGTCCTCCACTGTCATAAGCAATAATCCAATCTTCATACTTTTGCAATGTCCCATCGCTTAGCCCAGTTAGGTTAAGTGAAACCGCACCGCCAATTGGGGTTCCAGTAGCTATTCTAGCCACATCAGTAGAAAATGATTGAATATCCTGAACCCTGGCGTTTGATAGCGAGAATAGCATAGTATTATCATCTCTATCGAGAATATCAAAATCGCCTTGGAAATCACTTAAGATTGCAAAGTTACCTGAATCAACGCCGATACTTCTAACCGCTTTAATACTTGCAGGTGTACCATTCATTAGGCCGTCAGAATCCATATTCAGGTCAAATACATGAATTCTATAGAAATCGCCAACTTTGTCTACGTTTCTCACACGCGCCGTACCGTACGAGTGCGTGTCAGCGAATACAAATGCCGACGTTGTATTTGGATATAGATTAACAGTACTTAATGTGTCTACTAGATCCACCATTCCTAGTGTATCATTGACAGCTGCAAGGAAATAGTTACCATATTTGGCATTTACTACTTCATTTGATTTTGTTAAAACATCCTCATAAGTACCTGTAAACTCTAGACTTCTAGGCTTTGCGACTCTAATAAAGCTCTTAGAATTTCTAGTTATTCTTCTACCATTAACAAAGGCCGTACCGGGTTCTATCTCATATGAAAGAAATCTATCATCGGCACTATCCTTATTAATAGTTAGGCCAAAGCTACCACCAGCCTTTTGTTCAATAAAATCGCCAGTAATACTACTAGTTCTTTCGTTTAAAATCCCACCAACTTCTGCTAAAATTTTATTCGAATCATTAGTAAGCTCTGCAACCCCATTTACAATATCATAGAGTTCATAGAATGTTTCACCAGCCACGATCTTATCTGCAGTTGTTAAGGTCAAAGTGATTTTCAAACGATCCGCACCAGGTGAGGTAAGGTTAGGTGTAGCACCGGAGTTATCATACAATGCTATATTGTCACTAGCTGTGACTATTTGTTCACTAAGTTTAAACCCTACTTTAACTGTTGGTGTGGCGGTATATTTCCCGATAACAATTGATTGCGCCTCTACAAACAGTAAGTGACCGCCAGCGTACGTATTAAATGTTGGCACCTCCACCATAGCGGTTGACCCGATAGATCCAGCATCAGGTTTAATAGTAAGAACCCCAGATCCAAGTGTCGTATCAAGAATATCACCCAATGCAAAGTTGGCTATTTCTGAAGGATTAACACTGGGAATTGATCCCCCAGTCTTACCCCTAGTCAATCTTACAATTACGACGTTGTTAGGATCTCCTACATCAGTATTTGCTGGTATGATTTTTTTTACCTCTGCGAAGGTCTCACCGTTATCGATTTCTGTCCCGATTAATTCAGAATAGTTTACTGGAAGGGAGTCGACTATTAGATATGTGAATGCTTGAGATTCTGTACCCGCTGCTATGTTTGTGCCAGCATTAAATATAGCTCCTTCAGTAACAATAAATTTGGCCAGCCTTTCTAACTCTTTCTGAATAATAGTCTGTAACTGTGTAAGCTCTCGGGCTTGCAAAGCTCTACCATTATTAAAAAGGATACGATGATAATGATCGCTATCTCTATAGTCATCATTATATTCTGCCAAGAATGTCGTGTTATTTAAATTGGTTGCCATTTTCTATCCTTAGAGCTTTATAATAACTTTTAGATCTTCCGTTCCGTCGGGTTGTCTAATAATAGGTTCAATATTAGTAATATATAAGATCTCGCCAGAGTAGGGATCTACGTCCGGATTAGTAATAGTATCAACCGTAAGAGTATCTCCAGTTGATGCCGGATCTAGTGTAAGTGTATCACCAATTTGGAAATCCGTAAATCCTGTTTCTTCGGTCTGGTGGATCCAAATGTCTGAATCTTTTGCGTAATCTACATAGGCTTGGGCTGTACTTGTACCAGTGACAGTCGTATCATTTAGATAAGCAATCTGAGATGGTATAGCAGTTAATCTTAGCTTTTTAGCTACAGTCCCCGAAGTAGCAGTAAATGGGGTAGAACTACCATACTGTGTTGGGTTCTTCCATATTCCTACCTGACGATAGTCGTTACCTGTTAAAAACTTCCCACCGTTTTCAAACTCATCTTCGATCTCTAGCTTAACACTAAACATAATAGCGGTAGATCTTAGATCATCGATTGGGTTAGCACCCAAACCTGCTCTTGGGCCAAAGATTGGTACCACCTTACCTCCGGATCCACCAGAAATAGTTACATTAGCTTGCGAATATCCGCTGCCCATATATGCAGCCATATCTCCAAATCCAACTGAACCAGCTCTTGCACTATCTCCAACCTCTACAGCAGCAATCCCTCCAGTACCATCAGGAATAACATGCCCGGTAGCACCAGACCCATCCCCAATAACGGTAACAGTGTCAGATGTTGTATAACCAGAGCCTGCCTGCAGGACTCTATATCCTACGATTTGCCCCGCTACTGCTGCATTCTGAATAGTATATTGCCCAAAATATGGATCGGTTGGTCCTGCAGAATCCACATATTTAACAGGCATAAAGTTGGATGTTAGAAAACTATTACCATCTGCTGTTGAGATAGTGTACAGGTACTTCCAAATATATTTGTCGTTGGTTTCTTGTAGCAACGTTGTATCAGTATGATTTGGTTTATCCACTGATGTTCTCGCAGATCCGTCAGCGTTTTTACCTTGCCTAATACAAACATACACGTTGTTGTCATCAGTCCGAACATAATAGTTAGCGGATTGGCCAGTAGACGCGTCACTATATCCCACATATACAGAACCACTAGACCAATCCTTATTCTCCATCGATACTACGAAAGAATGCGCTGCAAATGTTTTTAAAGATTGCAGATTATATCTAAATAGTTTTTCCTCACGATCATAAGGAAATGGAACATCTGGATTAGCATCATCATCCCATGATTGTGAACGTCCAACGGCAACATAGAAGTAATTGTCAGAGTCCCCTAACTTTACACCGGTGGCCTCATCAAATATCTGTTGAACCAATTGTTTCTTTAATTTATCTGTAATCTTTGCTACCATTGTCTAAGTCCTATGGATTAATTGCATACCCGTGGCCGCCAGTCACGAACCAACTGGAGTTATGCCATACTAGAGTTACCGTTTCATATTGCCCTAAAGTAATATCTGACCCTTGGTTAAAGGATGTAGGATCTACTGTTGCATTAGAAGCGTTGATGTTAGTGAATATTTTTACTTCACCACTTAATGTACCGTTCGGAACCGTGACTGTCAAAGAGCTAGCATTTAAAACGATGTTACCATATTGGCTGATATTTGCAGTATCGTTTGTAGTTAAATTTGCTGGAGTACCGTAAGCAACTTTATTCACTTTAGTCGAACCAGTTCCCTTTGCATCAACGTATAGGTGTATGTTTGTATCGCTTGATCCTACTGCAGAGATAATAGGTGGTGAACCTGAGCTAGCATTATCTACCTTAATTCTGTTCGTTGTACTGGACTGCGGATTGAAAGAGATTACTGGAAGACCCGCTGAGTCTGCTAGCCATTGTTCAATCCTTGGACGAACCAATGACTTATTAGACATAGTTTGAGTATCACTTGTTCCAATTACTGTACCAGTTGGAATGGCTTTTTGTGCAGCTGAACCATCAATGTTGCCGGATGCATTCGATAGTACAAAGCTAGAAGCGGCAATTCCGGAAAGGGTATTATTATCAGCACTGATAGTCTTATTGGTTACTGTTTGTGTAGCTGTAGTAACTAAAACCGTTCCAGATGCAGCTGGAAAATCAATATCAATCTCTGATCCGGGATCAACAGCCCCAATTAAAGTGTTGTAGCTAGTCCCAATAATAGTCAATCCACTATCGGTTAGTCTTGTAGTACCAGCACCACCAGCATCACCACCTAGCAGACCATATAATTCTGTAAAATTATCATTAATCTTTACACCAGCAGTCCTTAAACTGTCACCAGTTCCATCGTTAGCACTTGTGCCGGTGTTAATATTTTGTCTTGCCATATCTAGCTCTCTTTTAAACTAAAAGTATTTATATATGTTAAAACGGATAATTAGCAGAATCCGCAGAGTTTGTTGCTGAATCGAATAGTGTTGAGTATCTATGTTGGTCGAATGTGGATATACCAACCCTACTACTATCAGTTTGTGAGAAGTTCACGCCATCTGGTGTTGCAGTAGTCTGAGTATCAGAGTCATCCATTGTAATTGAGTTCGATGATAGAAGCTCTTTAATGGTGTAGCCACTATTAATCGAATCTACTAGATAGGTTCCAACATCCACAAATGTCTGATCGACTCTTTGACGTTGCATTCCGATGGTGCCATCTCCTTTATTTATTAGAGTTATATCGAAGTCACCTGTAAGGGCAAAGTCACCCTCGAATTCAGAGTTTAGCAAGCTCTCTAAATCATCACCCTTTTCATCTTGTCTATAATCAATAGCGCCATTGTTGTCTAGTAAAGGATTGTGTTCTATATTATTCCAGTCAACGTTAACTAGCTCAAGTAGAATCTCACCACCAACGTAAACTCCAGCTGGATGCACAAAGAGTTTATAAACATCTCTCCATTGCTCAAATGGAATACTGCTACGGATTAAAATAGACATTACTTGATATAATTTATCATCAGTAATATACTTCCTAGACTCTGGGCCAATCTTGGAAGCCTCGACCTTAATCTGTTGTCCAGCTAAGTTAATGCTATCTTTACTATAATCTATCTCAGGTCCGACCTTAAAGATCTGTTCCTTTGGATAGGATATAGTCGGGTCAATACCAAAGAACCCCCGGAAGAACTGCTGAATGCTATACTTACTTCCTTTGGATCTGTAAAGTAGGTTACTGAATTTAACAGCTTCTCTTTTATTTTGGAATCCGCCAAAGTATGACTGACCTAATAGTAATTCATCCTCAAGGAATTCTAGTAATCTATCAGGAACCTGTATGGCATCTCTATTTCTATAGAGCTGATGGATCATTCCACCGAAGTTGTCTGCAGAATCCAACCATTCATAATAATAATCAAATAGCTTTAAAAGATTAGGGTACTCTGCCCTAATGTGTTCGGGTAATGCCCTTTCAATCTCCGACCTTTGGAGATTAATTAACGTTCGATTATTATCTTGTAAGGTTTTATCTTTATGTACTGACATTAGTTCAACGCATCTGTATATACAATATTAAATCTAGACTGAGAAAGGTCAAACTCTAATGCTTCATTTCTTCCTGGTGCAATAGCACTTTGGTTGGAGGGAACAGCAGATAGTTTAATATAGGTTAATCCTCCGATAATTGTAGAAGGATTAAAGTAGTTTATTGTAACGGATCCAGCCGCAGCATTAAAGCTTCCTATACTGGAATTAACGATGGTAGTACCGTCGGTAGATACCACCTGTAAATTATTAGAGCTTAACTGATTTCTAATCTTACAGTTTACGCCATTATATACAAAAGCGTTACTGGTAATAATATATTCATCATCGTCGGGTGGTGCAATCGCGATTGGAAATAATAGCTGCTGTGAAATATTACTAGATACTGCCTTTAATTTATCTGTGTTATATGTAGTGGTGTTACTAGTTAGGTTATTAACTGACAAGTAATTTACTGCATCATTAATTCTATTCGCTACCACTAAATCTACAATAAATGAAAGAGTTTCATTAGCTACGCTTAGGGGATTGCTCAGTAATGATTTTACAACAGTCAGTACGGTCGGAGCAGAGGGGGTAAATCTCTGTTGCATCCTTACGTCCGCTCGCGAGGAAAGGATAGCTGGGCTGATGTCATCAACCAATGTTAGCATGGGAGAACGTCTAAATGCCTGTTTAAACTTACCGGTGTTTAGATTAAAATAATTTTGGACAGTATCCCTAACAGATGTTTGAATGGCTGATGGGGTTAGGTCTGTTAAGTTTCTATTGAACTGGAATGATACATCTGTTTCTATATAAGTGGTAATAGGATCCACAAATCTTAAGTTGAAGGATACAATTGAAAGTTGGTTGGCTAGATCCTGTATTGCTAATTTAGTATCAGTTATTGTTTCTTCCGAGACATCGTCCTCGAATTTAATTGAGGTGTACACTGCACCAAATTCTGGCTTAAGTGCTTCTTCCCCGCCCCATGAAACAATATCCTCAATGAGCGTAGAATAATTCCTCAGAATCAATGATGTATAGTCTTCAGCAGTAACCATTCTGTTCTGTGATGCGTATTGAAATGGAGCATTTTTTCTAATAGATTCTACGGTCTCTTTAACTTGTCCTCCGGCAGAGTTTTGCAAAACGATTGGTCTTAGGGTTTCCGTAACTGGATTATCTACTGTATTAATATTTACTTGAACATTATTAAAGCTGGATGCACCGTTAGCAGAGGCGCCTTTTGTAGATAGATATTCTACCTCAATCCTACTACCAGCTGCAGGGGCAATCCCAAATGTAGATCCGTCGCCGAATGAAAGTTCAAAGTCACCATTCGGGGCTTCCTTTAGAATGTATACCGTAGAGCTAGAAGAGATACTTGAAACGTTTAGGATGTTTTGGTAATCTACAAACTCTGTAGCACTTGCAGCATCATAGACCCTTACTGAAACTGTATCTGCATCTAATGTTGTATCTGGAATAATGTAAACCGGATTATCAATATATTGACCCACGACGAACGTTTTCCGCTTTAGCGTACCTTCATAAACCGGGATAGCAGTTGAACCACTTGATGTTTTGAATTCATAGAAGCCCTGGCCATTATCTGTGGCATAATATGGTTCTATAGTTCTAAATGTAAATGATATGTCATCAACCGTTGTATTAAATCCTGTATATGGCGGTAGTTGAATAGTAGCTTGTCTAGGCTGTTGTGACGAAGGAACAGTAATACTTAATCTTAAATTAGCTCTAGATGCTGTATCTGTATCAGGAATGTAACCAATACCTTCAGCTAGAGACACCATAGAGCTTCGAAGCTGTGCAGTTGGTAGGTAAGATTCGTTTAGTGCAAAGTTAGCAATGAGACCATTCATATGTGTATTATGTGCAAGAACATCCAAGATGTTAGATAATCCAGAAGCCTCGAAGTTATAGTCAGCAAACTCCTCTTTGCTCTGCAGGAAGGTCTTTAGATTATTCTTTATATTATTAAAGTCTAATGCGGTTGATCTAATTGTAGTTGCCATATTATCTTA